ACTAGGTCCGCCTACTTGATTAGGTTTTTCATTACCTGTCATTGCAACTGCTGGTGGCTCATCAGTTTTAACTGGCTTTTGTTGTAGTCCTTTAACAAGATCGTTGTACACAACTTGATCAACACTGTACAATTTGTTTAGTGAAGACTTGATTGCTTGTGCTTGTTGATATCCATTTTGAGCGGGAGCGGCCTGTGCAGGTTGTCCTTGTGCTTGTGCAGGTGCTTGAGCCTGTTGTGCTTGTGCTTGAGCAGGTTGTGCTTGTTGCTGTGCTTGTTGCTGTGCATTTTGTACGGGAGCGGCTTGTCCACCGGCTGCCGCAGGTTGTGCTTGGCCTGCACCCTGTGCATCTTTAGCACCTTCTGGAGTCACACCTGCTGTTTTGGTTGCGGCATAACTTCCTTTTCCTAATTTACCTAGGATAGTTTGATCTAATTTTCCAGTAGTGTTCCATGCATTAGAAAATTCATCAACGATTCCTTTTAATGCTGGTCCGTATTCTGCTTCTGGAATGCCTTGCATATAGTTTGCTAACCAGTCATTGACAAACTGCTTCATTGTCTTTGTACCAGCGGCTTCGCCTAACATGCTTTCAAAGATGTTGTTAAGTTTTAGATAGTTGTTCTGTACAAGTCTATATTTGTTTGGTCTACCTTCAGTTAATACTGTGTAACCTAATTGCTTTAATGTAAAGCCACATGCTTCTGCAAGTTTATTCAACATATAGATATCATATGCTTCTTGTACGTTTCCTTTAGGAGCCGCACTAGGGTTTTGTGACTGTGTTTGTTGTGCTTGTTTCAGTGGACGTTTTAATTGTCCGATCAGACCCATTGCAAATTTAGGATCTAAGTTTTTCTTTAGTACCATTTCTGCTGTCTTAACACCGTTTTCCCATTCAGCACGACCTTGACGATCTTTCATGTAGTTAACTAGTTCTTTAGATAACTCCATTTTTTGCTTTGGGTCTTGTATCTTAGACATTTGCTGAGAGATGCCTTTGATGTAATTGTTTGTTGCTTGAACTGCGGCTTGTGCCGCTTTACCGCCGTCACCTTGTGGTCTAACAGCCTTTGCTTTTGCAGGTTGTGCTTGTGCTTGAGGAGCGGCAGGTTCTGCTGGAGCAGGTACGTCTGTTGGGTCAACTACTTCTCCATCTTTTACAATTAGACCTGCATCAACCGCAGTTTGAATAGCACCGAGTGCATCACTTGTAAAATCTTGTAAGAAAATATCTTGTGCAAGAATGTGTTCTTGTGTTTGGCCTGATTGTTTGCCTATATTTGATTTAACTCCGGCGGCCGCGCCACGACCTAGGAGGTTTGACATTACACCTTCTTCTACTTTCTTTACATCATCGAATTTCATTTACTTTACCTTTTTCATTGTCTTAGAAAAGCGAGATACATCTCTCCCTCTAATAGAACTTAATAATTTTTTTTCAAGTAATTCTGCTTGGTCACTATCATAATGACGGCTGATATACTCTATAAGATTGATGGCACTAGTAATAACATTAGATGCACGAGACTCTACCATATCTGGAATATTTCTATTAGCTCCAATGGTTTCAAGTTCTTCTAATAGACTTCTTGTTTTCTTTTGCATATTATTACCTACCTCGTATGTATTTAGTCTTTATTATTAACTTGTAATGAATTTAACATCGCCTTTAACTTTGGATTTGTTTCTACACCTTTAACTGCTTTAGTAGGAGGTTCTAGTTGGTCTTGCACTGCTCTATCTACTTGTCCAACTTGTGATGTTGTCTTAAATTTATCCATAAGTGCTTGTGCAGTGGGCTGTGCTTGATTTGCGGCTGACAATGTATCTGCATCAGGATCACTAATACGCATTGTATTGATATCATATTCTAAATCAATCTTTTGACCTACCCCTGTAGATGAACGAGACTTCATACATTGAAGTTGATACTTACCACGTTCTCTCATACTACGTGATGTAAAGATACCGAACACATTATCTGCTGTGTTGATCTTACTGATACCACCTGCAATGTGACTGTGATCGAACTCAATTTCTTCTACAGCACTTCTGTTTAACTGCGATGCTGTGACTAAAACAATATTTAATTCTTGTGCCAAATTACGTAGTTCTTCTGATACATACTTGTCTTTAATAAACTGATCGTTAGGACTTACTTTAACTGACACAGGCATTACAAGATCCAAGTAATCAACCATAACAAAGTCAACTTTGATTCCTGTTTGAATCTGTACCTCTTTCAAGTAAGAGCGAATGTCATTGACATTGCTTTGAGCCGCTAATGCTTTGACTCGATACTGTCCCATCTTCTTGGAAGCCACTCTGACTTTAAGAGCAGTATTGTCAATGTCTTTACGAATGTCTTTTGTACTCATTGATGTCTGCATTGCGTCAGTCCTCAATGATGTTAATTCTTCTGACAATTCTAACGTGATATATACTCCGCTCAAGCCCTGTGCCAACCAGTTAAGAGCAAGATTCATCATCAATAACGATTTACCTGATCCTGAACCACCTGCAAAGATATTCAATTCTTGTCTGGACATGCCACCATACAATAGTCTATCCATTTGACCCCAGCCAGTACTAACTTGTCCACCTTGATTATAGTATTTGTTCAAACGAGCCGCAGGATCTTCAAAATAATCTGTTCCCATATCTCTTTGTAAAGATATTTGTACAGCATCTTTGATTAACTTTTCGACTGGACCAAAGTCGCCTTGTTCGAGTAAGTCTGCTGATGACATAATTGCTCTTTCAAGTTCTTGTCTACGAGTAAATGATTCAAACTCATTAAGAAACCATTCAGAATGTGCTTCGTCCATATCGTCTACTGATTCAATAGTCTCGCCAGTCGTTGCCTTGATCTGTGTAGAGTTAGGCAAGATACCATACTCCATTGTGTGTTCTCTCATAAACTCTGCAACTGGCCTTAGCTTTCTGTCAAAGTTTTCTGGATTGAATATGTTAGTAACACGCACAAATAACTCTGCATTTGTTACTATCATTCGCAAGAAAAGTTCTTGCATATCTGTATTATATTCGTTTGCCAATTTTATTCCTCATCATTTCTATTTTTATCTTACTGCTTGTTGCATTATCAAGTATACTTAGTAGAGTAGTTAACTTGCCATATTTTATCAGTGCATCATTTGCATCTTTTACATCGTCTGCCCAGTTAGGTAAAGACACGTCAAACCCTAGTTCTAATGCTCTATCACATATCTCTAGTCCTGTCTTATCCTGATCTGGAACAACAATAATTCTCTTACCCAATTTCTTTAACACACCAACTTGATTGTCGTTGATTGTATTGTGAGTCAATGCACAACCATTCATTGAGATTGCATCAAAGATTCCTTCAAATACTAAACACACTTCCCAGTCTGGCTTTTGTAAATCAATACCGAACACATAGCCAGGTTGTTGATCATTAATAAACTTAGGCACTCTGTTGTCTAAGTATCTGCTCGTGCTACCTACAACTTTGTTTTCGTATGTGTAGGGTATGATCAATCGTTGTGAGTTTCGACCTTCTTCATTTGGCGTGACTAAGAAAGGATAATCATTGTGTGTCATTCCTCTTGTCGCAAGATAGTCAATGTAAACTTTATGTGCTGGATTAACTGCATAGATTAATTCACCAGCTGGCATTTCAACTTCTTTAAACTTAGGCACTGCATGTTGTTTCTTCTTTGTTAAGATAGAATCAAGCAAGTCTTTGTGTTGCAAAGAATGTAATGACCACTTGTTGATGTCCGAGTCATCCATGCCACACCAGCCTAAGAATCTACGACAGTTTCTGCTGATGTTTCTACCTAGTTTGAATCCGCATTTAAAGTTACAGTTGAAACAATGATACGACCAATTGTCTCCGTCTTGTTTGATACCACCACGTCCACGTTTGTCTACGCTATGGCCATTATGAATACAGCACGGAGCATTGAACGAAGTCCAACCGCTTTGTGTCTTTTTCTTTTTGCCTGGGGCAACCATGAGTATATCAAACATAACTGTTATTATAGACTAAAACAAGAGAAGAAGCAAGAGTAAAGGGTACTTTATCTCGCCAAAAGAGTGACTATGTTACCCACATTTGCTTCAAATTTAATTCGGATATATGGGTGATAGCCAGTCATTGTATAACCAATGGTTGATGACTCACTGTTTCCATTTGCGGCATTGCCATATCTAAATGAATTGATGTCATAGAAATCTGAATCAACTAACGTAGAGCCTTGAAGGGTTACGTTACCAACATAGTTTGCATAGTCGATTGATGCTGTTAAGACACCACTATCTTGTGTGTTAATGACACTTGAATAGAATGTAACTGCTTCTGAATTTGCATTTGCGTTGGCATTTGGAAGTGTCTGATCAGTAGGTATTGTAACTAACTGTGAAGGTACAAAAGAAGGTAACACAGAGTCAACAATGTTCAAGTCGCCTCTTGCTCCTGCTTTAGAATCTACAAAGACAGGTAAGTTTAGATTAGCACTAGGATATTCTAAAGAGTAATAACATTTTTGAGAGTCAATTGTTTCAATATCTGCGGCAGACGTGTTTAACACAAAAATACCATTAACATCAAGGACCGGGTCTAAGGCCTTTCTGAAAAGGATTTCAGTTCCATCTGAGTTAAGTGCCCTAAAGGATATTTGCTCATTTGCTGTAGCGATTGCTGATAGGTCAACGGGCTTCTGTTCCTGATTTAAGAACTGAAACTGTAGTTGGTTGTCAACACCTTTATTTAAGGTTAATGGTTTGGCATAAATTGGCATATATTTCCTCGGGCTTGTGCCTGATAAAACCACAACGATTTGTCTGACTGTATATGTATAAACTGATGTAGTGTACGACACAAATTCTTCTCTCCTGTTCTTATATTTATCACTACGGCTTTTAACTAGGAAAATATATACCCATTTTTTTATATGGTAAATACTATTGTGAAAACACAAACACCAGCAGAATTCTTTGTTAAATTATCAGAGACCCATCCATTCATAACTGTCGTGCAATATGCAGGTCAGGACTATGTAGGAATTGTTCAGAACCGTGACGATCTAGTTACAACTATATATGACTATGGAGCCATAGTCGATGCCAATTTAAAAGAAAAGTTTTTAGAGTTAGGTGATGTATGGTGGTGGGAATCTAATCGCCAGATACCCATTCATTTATTTTTAAAGCAAGAGTGGATCTTATTCAAACCTTTCTTAAGAACATTCAACAACAAATCACTGACGTTATTACACGGACCTATTGTCAGTATGACTGACTTTCAAAAGAAAAGAGTTAAGAGGAAGACGATAACGCTTGTGAAGCGATCTTTTTAGCAAGTTTCTGTTTTAATCTAATTGCCTTTGCTCTACGTTTTTTGGCAAGACTCAAACTTAAATCACTACAACGTTCATCAAACGTTACTCCAAGTAAATGATCATACTCATGCAAGAAGACTCTTGCTTTAAGCCCTTCTAGTTTTGCTTTGTTGACCCACTCGCCAGTTGTTGTTTGATATGACACTAATGCCTCAGGATTACGTTTAATGTGTAACCACAAGTTAGGAAAACTTAAGCAACCTTCTAAGTAAATTTGTTTTTCGCCCATTACTGCATCTACAACAGGATTAATACAAGCAACTAAATGCTCGTCTGTTCCCATGATAAAAATATTTTTCATTACTCCGCATTGAGGTGCGGCAAGACCTATTCCTTGTGTTGCAGGATTAAGCATGATCTTTGTCATTGCGGTAATCAACTCAGTTGGATCACCATCTACTTTAAAATTCCAATCTTCACATTCTTGTTTTAACTTAGGGTCTTGTTCAGAAACAAGTGTGAGTTCTAGTTTATCGTCCATGTCTTCCATATGCATCTATCAAAGCATCTCCTGTTAATTTTTCACCGAAGTAAATAATTTCACCGGTCTCTCGTACTTGTCGTTCAATAAGTCCGTCATTGTATTCAGTATCACACACTGAACCATCATTACCTCTATCATCATACCACAATGACGTTAATGAGTGTGCGTGTATTGCTTTAATACCTTTAGCCCATTTTTCTGCGGCAATTAATTGTCTTTGTCGTTCTACGACTTCGTTATGTTGGCTCATTTGTTTTCCTCTAATAAATTCATATGTACGACAACTAATTGTGCATACGCTATGGCATGTGACTTTTTAAATGTGTATCCTTCGTTTACATTTTCCCACACAGTAGTACTTATTTCTTTAAATGTCTTTCCAATTAAATGTTTCTTGCCTGGTCTCATTACTGCTAAGAACATTGCAAGTCTGGGAATAGAATTAACATCTTCAGGCATCTGTTGTAGTGTACTGAATTGTTTGCCTAAGTGAATTAACTTTTCTACAAATGTTTTATCTTTTAATTTGCTCCAATTGGGTTCTCCCATTAACTTGATTAGATGTAATTCATCTTTGATATTACTATAAATGTTTACGTTAAGTAAATCAAGTTTAAAATAACCTCTTGCATCTGCTTCTTTGTAATCTAATGCACACATATCATTGATAGGATCATAAGGAGCCTCTGTGATGTAAACTCCAGTTGGGTGCTTTCTCATAGGGTTGGCATTACGCATTGCGGCAGGGATATGCTTGATCAAAGAGAGAACTTTATCTCTGTCACCGAAGTCAATATCAATGTCTGATTGAATCATTTTAATACGTTCCAATTATGCTTTATAAACTCTTTTATTACATGTATACCATATGTTGCCCATGCAATTACGATCATCCATACTAATAATTCGATCATTTAAGTTAATATTCCTGCTTCTATTAATTTTTTGTATCCTCTTTGCACAACGATTGCTTGATGCTCTGCATCTTCTACAGCCTTATGTGACGTTACTGCGGCGCCGTCTTTAAGAGAGACGTTAGTTAGATCATAGATTGTTCTACAATCTCTTACTGACCAGAAACGCCATGGGTTGGACATGCCTAGTTGAGTGAAAGCATTTTCTGCGATAACAACATCAAAAATAGAACCGTTAGCCCAAATTGCTCTGCGGTTCCAACAAAATTTGTAGAGTTGATCCATAGCATCTTTAAACGATACTCTACCCTGGTCGCCCATTGCTTCATTTATTGCATCCTCTGATTGTTTTCCCCACCACTCTAAAGTTTCAGGGTCAATATGTCTATCAAACTCTTCTGTTTGTTCATCTATTGTAGGTCTGATTTCTAATCGTTCTACAACTCCACTGCCTTTAGGGTCGAATCTCACTGCACCAATTGTTAATATAACACAATTCGGCTGAGTACTCAGCGTCTCCATGTCTATCATTATATCATTTGCCATTGCTACTCCACACGTTATCCTTTAATTTTATTTCTTGTATTATATCATGCCTCAAGTAATTAATCAACAGTATTGATCGCTTTTTGGGTAAATGCAAGGGCATTGATGAATGTAATAAACGAGTATTGTAAAACAAAATCGATCCTTTGGGCATGTCATATTGTTCTGCTTGTAACTTGAAGTATTCATCATGTACACCCTCATAACAGGCTTGTATGTCCCAATCTGATTGATGGCTATAAGGTATGACTCCAGTTGCTCCTGTGTCTTTGTCTAAGTCATCAAGTGGAATTATAACTTGTACACCATAGACATCATTGTCACTTCTCATATTGTACTTTGGAAATCTATGTGGAGTATCTACGTGAGGACCTACCCATCTGCTTGGACCATTGATAGTTACAATGTCACTTGCATAAAACTCACAGTCTGGTAAGTGTACTTTTATCTCAGGGTAGATGATATCATGTATTGCTTTGACTTCTTTCCAATCATCAGTAAGTTGTGACCACCACACAGCAATGCCTTTAGATTTTAATTTTTCACAATCTTTGCCTTCTGCATATTGCTTTTTATGTGTTGACACTCTGACAGGATAGAGTTCATCTTTTCTGTCGTTGATATTGTCTATAATTTCAGTAGGAATGATATCATGTACTATGTCAAACCCTTTACCCTCATGTTGTATTTCACTGTTTACACTTCTAAACATATTGTTTTTTAGTTCCTCGGCTAGTTCCGGAATATAATTCTTTAAGTTTCTGTTTCTGAACTCATCTGACCCTGTTATTAATTGATGTAGATTTCTAATTGTCCACACACTAACAGATTGAGGCTCGACAAGCCATGCATGTAAGATATCAAGTTGATCTACATTAAATGTAGCAATCTTAGATTTTAATTGTTCTACTGCTTCGATGGCTTGTTGTCTATATTCAAGTGAAACAACATTAGTCTTACACCAAACAGGTTCTGTTACTCTGTTTAAAAATATTCCTGGACGTACATCACGTGGACAACCATATTCTTCACATAAATCGCACCACCATTCAATTAGTTTAGGTGACTGTATAATATTGAATATACTAACAGTATGACTTAAGTTTAAACTGTATCTGTCAGGTTCCTTTTTCTGTAAGTCAAATAACTTTCGTGCATTCTTTTCTATCTTATCCCATTTGAATGGATAACGTATGTAATCGTTTACCTTACCATAGCCATCGATTGATAAACTGATATGCACTCCTTTAAAGTGCGACCAAATGTCAATGAGGTCTTGTGTGATAGATGTTAGATTAGTCACATACGATAATATTATGTTCTTTGCTCTATCTCCTTCAATCAATTGCTTACAGAACAGTTCATGTTCTTCCATGATAGTAGGTTCGCCACCAACAAATGCAATACGTTTTAAATTTGGAAATAAAGTATAGATATCAAGTGTTTGATCTTTTGTTATGTTTATTTTTAAATGGTTATCTTCTTCAGATTCGATCTTCCATATGGTATTATATTCCTTTCCCCATTGGTCAGAGGAATAAGGATTACATGTAATACATTTTGAGTTACATTTGTTACTAAAGGTTAAATCTAAGAAGTAAACATCATTAGGATCAACCTCAATGTTCATAGGAATATCATAATCTTTTAATGCGTCATTCCATATGGTACGCATAGATGTGCCTGATACTTTTTCAGAGTCTAAACAGTTTTTACAATCACTAGGCCAGTCGCCTTTTCTAAGTTGTTTTCTTATCTCAATAAGATTGTTATGATTTAAATTATCTGCATATGGTTTTTTTTCTACGCCACCTGTATTTACAAGATTACAACAAGATTTATACCCGCCACCATCTATTGAGGCAGAGCCAAATGCTAATGCACAATAGATTGGTTCTTTTATTTCCATCTTAATTCCAACCATGCAAGTTCTTCATCACCACGCAAATAAATTCTGCGATCTCGTTGCCTCCCATCTGCCATTGCTATGCTTTCGTTAGCAAAACACCACTTAGTGTTAAGTCCGTAATCTTCGATTATTTCCATTCTGTCACTGTAAGAACTCACTGACGGGTATCCTTTAAGTTCTAGTATCCTATCATAATCTTTTAGATCACAACTGGCTCCCCAAGTATCCCAACTCCAGTCTCGTATTTTATTGAAGTCTATGATTTTAAGTAAGTTAGAATAAGCACCACGTGATGCAGTCATTCGTTGGTCAGTTGGTAAGTTTATCAACGTAACTTGATATTTAAAATAAGAATAACCAGTAAATCTACTATCGAGTTCTTTGGTATGAATCGTAGACTTTGCCATTAGAACCCTGCGTGTGTGAGTAATTCTTTAACTTCAGAAATTCTATGCGAGTCTCTTTTAAATTTGATAGCCCAACGTTCAGGGTCAATATAATCTAAAACCATTTGTTGTTGTGTCTCGTCCATTGATGCTAGAAACCCTAGGCCAGACTCTGACTGATAAAGAAGCCATGGACTAATCTTTCCTTTAGATATCTCATAACAAACTCTATTTACTGGGCCATATCTAAGACCGTCTTTACTTTCAATGCCTTCGTCTTTAGAAATCTTAATCAACGTTTCAATACTACGATGGATTGCATCTAAAGGATCTTCTTCTCTAAGATACTCAATGATAAATGTAGTGTAGTTCGTATCACTTATCCATTTGTCAATTTTGATTTGATTCGATAACAACCAATCAGCATATCGACCAATGTTAATAGCATTGACATTTACACAGTAATGACCAAACTTAACAAAAGCAAGATAGTAACTACTTTTAATAAAATCTAAATATGTTTTTTGTTTCTTTGTTGGTGTATGTTTTGCGTAGAAATTTATCCAAGCATGAAATGCAATACGATTGCCTTTTAAATCTTTGTCTTGCCATCTGCGTTTGTTTTCACAGATGTGCTTGGCCATAGTAGTTTCTCTTATGAAACTTCTATTACAAAAATCACAACCAAATTCAGATTTAGTTGCCAAGTTCTTTTTCATATTCTTCGATTTCTGAATCTGTAATAATGCCACTTAGTAATTCCACCTCATCAAATTTTAAATTAGGATATTTTTCTGCAAAATACATTTTACGTTTATGTTGCTCACAAAATAACTTTGCTATCTCAGTCAGTTCACTTGCTGACAATTGTGGATATATTTTTTTATAATAATCCTTTATATCTTTTGGTACTGCTTTATCCTTTAACTTAGCAACACCTTGCTTGATCTGTGGGATCCAAGCATGAAATTGTTTACCAATGCCAGGGCTTGCCGAACATAACATTAACCATTGCAATTTCGGATGCTTTGATACATTCTCATTGAACAGGTATTTATTCGCATGATAATCTACACTCTGTAGATAGTATTGTGCTAACTCTTGCTTACCCTTGACTACACTGATCCAGTTGATCATCATAAAAGGAATAAACTTTCGTTGTTGTTCAGGCGTTAGTCTGTCATAGTAACCATAGTCTTTCTTGTCGATTGCAGTAATTGCCTCAAACAAGTTAAAGTCTTGCTTTTCAAACTTTTCGTCTGTTGGTATTTTTGCTCTAGCCAAAGTAACCTCTTGCAAACCATCCTATTGCAATTGCTATAGGACCTATTATAAACAAATCAACTATCCAATGCAATGCAATAGATAGTGTGACTATTTCTTTCCAATGTAATTTACATACATTCTTCCAATGATCAAAACGCTTGTGCATAATCTACAATCTCACAATTACGACTGATCTCCTTAACAAAATAAACACATCTCGGCTTAGGACCATCTTCGATAGGGACACATAAAAATTGTCCGTTACGTAGTCTAGGCGCATACCATGTTACATCTGAATAGATATCAACGATTTCAATATCTAAGAAACTAGGGGAGAATGATGTTAGTGGATTAAATGCAAACACTGCAAAGCCTCTATCATTTAAACTTGACAATGGAATTGTTTCTAAGTCTCCATGTTCTTCGTGTCCTATTAATACTTGCCAATCAACAGGCATCTTAATTGTTTTATCTCCTATTTCTAATACGACCGCTGGTGCATTGAATGACTCTAAAAAGATGAGTGGGATATAATGATAGTCTACATTCAGAGGGTTTGAGTTATCCAAGATAGCAAATCGTAAATCATCTACCTCATCTGGTAGTGTTTCTAAATCGTAAGCCTGGTTTTCTAGTGTTAATATTTTCATGTCTCTATTATAACTCCTCTGTGTATTATTTTCAATTCAATTGGTAACTTTAGTATTTTAATTTCTCTATAGCAAACGGATAGTTTGCTTCCTTGTAAAATGCTTTACGTGCTGTTAGGTGTCGTTTAGCAAATCTGCATGAACTTGTTATGTCCCAGATTTGAACAAAGTCTTTATCTTCTGCTTTACGAATGCCACGCCCGATAGACTGTATGACACGAACAAAACTCTTACCTGGTTCAAGGAGTACAAGATTAAAAATCCTAGGAATGTTAATACCAGTACTAGCCACACCGTAAGTAGCAATAATAATTTTATTAGTACTAGTGGCAACATCATCATATTCTTCTTTTCTATCAACAATTTTCATTCCCCCTGATACAAATACTGCATCGTCTAATCGTTCTACGAGTGCATGTCCTGCATTTACTCTATCAACCAAGACAAGTGTGTTACCTGTTTCTTTAATTTTATCTATTAACTCTGCCATCTTATCTAAACGATTAGAATCCGAAAGCAAGAATTTTAGTTCTGCTTGGTAATCACCAAATTCTGCATTATCTTGTAATTGTACAATGTTCACGTGACATTTACTTAACACGCCTTGATCTTGTAATTCTTTCGCAGACAATTTATTAATGACTGGACCTAAACTTACTTCTAATGCAAGTCTTTCGTACTCTGCTTTTGGAACAGTACCAGTCAGTCCCCATCTAATAGGAACGTGTGCCATGACTCCTGTTAACAATGCTTTCAATGCATCTGCTTTAGCCATGTGTACTTCATCAACCATCACGCAAACAACACCTTCAATAAAGTCATCAATGGTGCAATCAGCCTCGCCCTTCTTGGTATTCTTTAATAGTATGTTCAAAGATTGCCAAGTACAAATGGTATGTTGTTTAAAGTATTCTTTACGATCACCGAAATAGACACCAACATCCAAACCTAAATTTATATAATCTTCTTCTGTTTGTGTAACTAAACTCTTGTTAGGAACGATAACAATACTGCGACCATAAAACTCTATGCTCTTACTCAGAGCGGCTGTCATAATCGTCTTACCTGCCCCTGTAGCGACTTCTTGTATCGACTGAGGGTTTGCTAAGAACTGATTAACAACTTCTACTTGATAGTCTCTTAGTTCGATAGACTGCCCTTCACAGACATGTCCTTTGGGCCACTTAGTGTCTTCAAATGTTGTCGCTGTTATTTCATCAAAGTCAAAATTGTTTTTATATTCCCTCATATCTTCTAACTCAATATCGTAATTGAGTTCTTCTAAGATAGGAATAATTTTTGGTAAGAGATTGATAAAAGTGGAACCAGCAAGGCTACAATAACTAACCTTGCCGTTCCATCTGCCTAGCTTTACACTAGGCATATATCTTGCGCCTGGAACTTCGTACTCGAATTTTTTCATCAATGCTCTACGAGCATCTAGTTCGAGTCCTTCAATCTTTAGATTGACCTCGTCTTTGATTTTAAGTATTGCAGTTCCGGGCATTCTATTAAGGCCTATATTGTAATGTGATAAAGAATTCAACGCCACCAGAGTTATATCCCGGCACGTATTCATATCGTCTGTCAAGTATATCTCTAATCGTAGCAGATAGCAAGTAGTTCGGAGCAATTGATCCTTCGATCTTATAGTCGATTGAACTTACATCATCTAACATGTCTGACCCATCATACGGACCAGGCTCTCTGTCGAACATGCCTGTGTATGTGAACGATAGTTCATAGTTGTCTGCTTGATGTACACTTGTAATGATTGCTTTATACTTTGCAACTCTTGGTTGATCTGAATCAGTGTAGCCTAACTCATAGCCTATGAATGTATCTAAGTAATCAAAAGACATTGAGTTGTTATATCTTATCCCTTGTGTATCATACTCGCCTGTGTTAACAAACTGCGATGAAGCATAACTGTAATCAATCCCTTCTGAGAAATGATAGTTAAAGTATGTTAGATTACCATAACCTAATTCATACCCTAGTGCTTCCTCAGGATCTAAATCAAAGTTTGCTAGTGTCCACGCATCACCATTTATTTCGTATAGAGTTGGATTACGATAAGACGTACCAGCACTGAAATAAAAGTTGTCTGTCGCATAGCCTAATCTACCTACAACTGTGTCTTCTGTTACACGAACACCTATGTTAGAGTTAGTGAAGTTAAACAAAGCATAAGCAGATATATTATCTTGTGAGTTGTTTACGTATTCTTCATACTCAACCGTTGCTCCAAAGATATGATCGCCAACTGTGTGTCTTGTATCTACATATGCTCTCTCGGCATCTGATGAATATGTTTGTACATTTTCAGTCTTGTACTTGGCATTATTAAAAGAGTAACCAAAGGTGTAGTTATCATTCCTTATTGATAAGGTTCCTTTTGAACCTAACTGAGAACAATCATTTGATGATGAGAAACTCGCAGTGTAACAACCATCATAGTCATAGTCGTATACTGTTGCTGAGAGGTTCGTTGTGAACTCTCCTGTTTCAAATTGACTTCTCGCAGTTAAGTTAGAGTAGTCATCTCTTTCATTGTTGTCAGTTTTAACACTGTCATTGCTTACATCAAAGTATGAGATATTAAATCCGTTTGATGTATGAGACATAAAGTTATGTTGTTCACCTACTCTGATAGTAGAACTATCTTTTGTAAGATCGTCTTTAATAAAGACTGTACCACCTAAACTACCTGAACCATAGAGAACACTATTGACTCCGTTAACAACTTTAATTGTTTCACTGCCAGTTGCGTAGTCATGTCCAAAGTCATACCAACCTGAGCCTGCATCATTTGCTGGGACTCCATTTCTAAAAACACTCGTGTGTATTGTTTGCGTTCCTCTTTCTGTGTAACCAGAAAAGCCACCATAGCCACCTGCTTGTGTTGACTCTGGTATGAGTGATTCGAGTAACGAGACATCTGTGCTTGGATTAGATTCTGTTTCATACATAGTCGTTCCCATGACTACGATCTCCTCAATCTCCTGAGCATACGTATATGTTGCTATTGTTGTTAATAGCAACATTAGTGTTGCTTTTTTACTT